CTTTGCTGACGCGGCTGCGTTTGTATTTAACCAGGTAGAAGCGCACGGCAATGGTACACCGGCTACGGCGCTACGCAATGCACTACCAGTTATGGTGTGCAGACCGAAAGGGTTGACCGTAAAGAACCTTGATGTGTTCATCGAAAGGCACACTGGCCTTTCATGGGATATGACCGATAAGGTATACAACAAAAATAAAGGTTCGTCAGACTTGCAAGCACTGCCGGTAGACCATTGCCGATTTTGGGAATACGAAAGCGAAGAAGATGCGCCTACGTTTACCGATACCGAGAAATTGCGCAACTACCTAGTTAAGCGCAGCGGCAAACTAAGCATAGATGAAGTACTTGTGATCGTCTCGGAAGTATACGAAGTCAAGAAAGTGGCCTAGTCTGTTAGCTAAGACAGTAGCACCAAGCGCAGAAGCATTAAATAAATAATTATTTAAACCACAACGCAGCCAATGGACCCCGCATTCTTGTGGGGTTTTTTGGTTTTACACAGAAGAGGAGTAGACAATGACAGATAGCGAACGTACAGCAGCACTCACGGCGTTTGATCACGCCTTTACTACGTACACGATCTGGTGGCGCGATGGCGGTGGTCGAGAGGAAGGCTTAACTTACGCCGAGATGGTCGAGGCCGCTGACAGGTTTGGATTCGCTGCACTACCAAGGTCTAAACGCAGTGAGGAAACGTATATTCTGGAGGGCGACGCGGAAGTGACCGACCAGGCATTGCTAACTGAACGGTCGGATGGCGTGGTGGGTGGGTGCTTTTCTACAACCAGCGGAAGCTGTGCTGACTTACGGCGTGAAGCGCCACGGCCTCAATAGGTCCACTAAACGGACGACAACCTATATATACCTTATAGGATGTTGTCCGGTTAAGGCCCACTATGGTGTCAGCATCCTATAGGATACTTATAGGATGTTGACACCTTAAGCGTAAAAGAAATGGGTTATTTCTATTGCGCCCCCGCTTTTTTTAACGTAACCTACTAAGAGTAACTAAGTAAAAAGGAATTGATAATGAAACGATCCCAAGCAGATCAAGTAGAAATTAATTTTCTAGCTTTTGAGGACTACACAGAATGGTTTGAGTATGCGCTCAACGAAGACGAGGAGCTTTCGGAAATACTTTTTGAGCTACGGCAAGCCGCTGACCAGTTCTGGACTCCGGTAAGCTGCTGACCAGGGGGATGCACGAATGCTAGTAATTATAATTATTATAGTGGTTGTAGCGGTTGTATTATTTGGCGGCTACCTTGCGAACATTTCACAGCTTTGGAAGAAGGATAATTAAAAGTATGCTAAAACTATCAAAGGCGGCGAAAAAATCTAGCAATCCATTCGCCCAGCATAACCCGCTTATCAATAGATATGCTCAGGAAGGCTGGGAAAACCTAGTCCGTATGATTATGATGGCAGTACTATCCATCCAGCAGCCTTGGCATAACGTGGGCGTGCAGATGTATGACTATAAAGACAAGGGTCTAGGTTCTCGATTTGTTTGGGGAAATAAAAGGAAGACACTCCTTTGGCTTGCTACAAATGGTGAGCAACTATACTACGAAGCTATTGAGTGCTTGGAATTCACAGGTAAAAAGAGATCTCTTGCACTTATGAATGTGTTCCTGCAAGTACCGGGTTTAGGATTGGCGAAGGCTGGTTTCTGTTGTCAACTATTCGCAGGTTGCGTAGGTTGTATCGACGTTCACAACCTACGACGATTGTCAATCCCTGCAACAGTGCTAACCTTGGACAAGAAGGCAAGCGATGTAACAAAGCAGAAACGTATTGAAACATACGTTGATGCATGTTCGCAAAGGCGATGCAGTTGGTTATGGAATAGCTGGTGCGATTTGATAGCCAAGAAAGAGCCTAATAGATGGCGAGATGGCGAGCATGTATCGTCAGTACATTTTGAATACCTAACAGGATAACAATGAAACGTAAACTTAATATATTCAGTATTTTGTGGCCTCAATGGCCCACTAACCGAACAACATCCTATAAGGTATATATAGCTTCTTGTTCGGTTAACGGACCATAAGGAGAACCACTACGGGGACAACATCCTATAAGGTATATATAGGTTCTTGTCCCGCCAAGAAAAAATAGAGCACAAGAAATGAATAACAGCAATCAAGAGTGAGAAAGTAAGAGATGAAAAGAAAGATAACGAAAGGCAACGTCTTTAAGGATATCGGTTTTACTGATGCGGAAGCTATTGCATTGGCAATGCGTGTCGATTTGACGGTAGAAATTGAAAACAACAATCAAGGGCATGCAATTGTTCAATACAATCTGGGTGTGATGTACCGCAACGGAGACGGAGTTCCACAGGACCATAAGACTGCCCTGAAGTGGTACACCCTTGCGGCTGAACAAGGGCATGCAGATGCCCAGTTCGGTCTGGGTGTGATGTACGACAGCGGACGAGGTGTCATACAGGACGATAAGGCTGCACTGAAGTGGTACACCCTTGCGGCTGAACAAGCGCAGGACTCTGCCCAGTATAATCTGGGCTGGATGTACGACCTCGGACGAGGTGTCATACAGGACGATAAGGCTGCACTGAAGTGGTACACCCTTGCGGCTGAACAAGGAAACACATTGGCCCAGTTAAAACTGGGTGGGATGTACGAGAAAGGACGAGGTGTCATACAGGACGATAAAATTGCAGCGGAGTTATATGCGCTTGCTGAGGCTCCCTGGTGGAAAACCTATAATGTATATATAGATTCTTGTCCCCAAGAAAAAATAGAGCACAAGAAATGAATAACAACAACGAACTAAAAAGGTCTACTCATGTCTACAAAAATTAGAGCTAGATATTTACACGCAAGCGAGAGCTTGGTTAATGTTATTGTAGGGTATGCTATAAATCTGCTGTTAGTGTACATATTATTACACGCATTGGGTTACCAGATCAGGCTACTAGAGAACGCTGGTATGGGATTAGTGATTGCCTGCTTCGCGTTTGCAAGAGGCTATTGCATCCGACGAATATTCAATAAGATTGTTCAAAGAGCTTACAACAAGTGACTATCTTCTACTAAGGTCTTTAAAGCTAACATGGTAGCAATCAATTAATAAATATATATTTAAAAAGAAAAGGATAATAACTATCTACTAAGGTCTTTAAAGCTAACATGGTAGCAATCAATTAATAAATATATATTTAAAAAGAAAAGGATAATAACTATCTACTAAGGTCTTTAAAGAGACTTGAGTCTATCATGTCTCTCTAAAGATGTCAAGAAATATATTTAAGATAAATAATATAGCGAGGTAATCACAGTATGTGTACATAAAGTTAGTTGATGCGCTTGACAGCGCCCTTTGACATGTGTTAAGGTATGTGTCACACCAACCAACCAACCAAGGAAGAGTAATTTAAAATGCAGACTATGTACAGAAAACGGACCCAACGTAATCGTTATGAACTGTCGAATGGCGAATGCTATGTTGGCTTTCATTTTGGCAAGCGATCACTCTATTTTAAAAAGCAGAGATCTCGACCGTGTGGAATTCGTAAACTAAGGGATGTAAATGGAATAGAAACTATTGACTGCGATGTACTCGCGTGAGATAAGATGATTGAATAAACAGGCCACACGGCGAATGGATGTACATCTACGCCGTTGCACAAGTTGGTCACCGGATGCATGTAACCGGGCATTTAATTTAAAACAGGGAAAATGATTATGACTGTGGAACCTAGTGTAAAGTCTACTGAACTCTCAGAATTTTTTGAGGTACTGTTTGGCCGTACTACTGCTATTAAGAATCAAATATGTACGTGTTGTGGTGGACGTGCAATTTCTTTTTTGAATAAATTGAGCCGCCGTGAATATAGTATTTCAGGACTCTGCCAAGAGTGTCAAGGCGAGGTATTTGATAATGACTGATTTAGATTTACACGCTGAGATAATGCTAGGTACGTGTACCTTTCGAGACACAATGGAAGAACTTTGGGGACAGTTATGGGGTAATCATTGGGCCTGCAAAGCTCCCAATGTATTCGAAGATTTCCTTAGCTTTACCGAGTCTAGCATCTTAGAGACAGGTTCCCGCCTTCCTCCCAGACACTGGGGCGATGAAGCTCAAAGGCAATTGGATTCAAAATTGATGGATGAGTTCAAAGAATATTTCATTAAGTATGTAGAATACAAAGCAACTAACTAACTATAAATAATTTAGGAAAAATATATGAGCCATGAAATTGAAGAGATCAACGGTGCATTTCAAATGGCCTATGCAGGCGAGAAGCCTTGGCACGGCTTGGGTACATCTGTAGGCAACGATTTACTACCAGCCGAAATGATGCAAGTCGCTGGTTTAGATTGGACTGTTCATAAAGAGGATCTGGTGACATCAGCAGGCCATCCTATCCCAGATAAAAAAGGACTAGTCAGATCTTCTGACAATAAAGTTCTTGACATAGTCGGGAAAGACTGGAACCCAGTTCAAAATAGTACAGCATTCTCTTTCTTCGATGAGTTCATTCGAGAGGGCGGTGGCATGCAAATGCATACTGCTGGTTCACTAAGGGGCGGTCAAATTGTATTTGCTTTGGCGAAGGTGGACGATAGCTTTGAGCTATTTGGTGGTGATAAAGTAGAGTCTTATCTTCTCTTCACAAACCCTCACAAATTCGGGCGAGCTATTGATGTACGGTTCACTCCGATCAGAGTCGTATGTGATAACACGTTGGCCTTCTCCCTGAGTCAGCACGATAAGAATGTCGTAAAATTAAATCATACAAAAGAATTTCGAGCAGAAGACGTGAAGGAAATGATGGGTATTGCATCCTTCAAGCTAAACAAATACAAAGAAATGGCGGAGTTCTTAGGATCTAAGCTGTATAGCACAGACAAGGTTGTTCAATACTTCGATGAGCTATTCCCTACGCACTCAAAGAAAGAGCGCAACGGATCAATAGTCCAATCCTATGAGCTTTCAACTCCAGCAAAACGCTGCATGGGCCTGCTCGAAACTCAACCAGGAAGTAATTTCGCTCGCAATAGTTACTGGCAAGCGTTCAATGCTGTAACATTCTTCACTGATCACGAGCGAGGTCATACGGCTGACAGTAGACTACAGTCTGCTTGGTATGGGCAATCAAGAAATCTGAAATTTAATGCTTTGCAGAAAGCTATCGAATATGCGGAGGCTGTCTGAATAACTACATATAAAACGCAAAGCGTAATTATTCTACGCACAAAACAAAGGGATGACTTATGAGCGATCTACACGATGAGCAACTCCAATTTGAGACAGACCTATACAGATACATAGCTAACCATTCGATGCCAAGGAGGGGCGACGAAGAGGAGATCCTTTTCTCCTATCGGCCACATACTTGGGCCTTGTGGCGAGCACTGATACATAATTACGAGCTAGGCCGTGCTCGTGAAGCTCTAGGCATTGTGCTCACACAACTCAAAAAGCTTGGGAGTGCTTGTCTCGATTGGGATGACCAAGATGGGCAGGCTCACCTCATTTATAACCACGAAGCACGCGCCGTCACTGGCACGCTCTATCCTTCTAATGATAGCTGAAATACTAGAGCACAAAAGAGAGCTACTAGCATCAAAATCTGGTGACTCTTGGGTAATGCCCTTCTATCTTGACGGTTGGAGGCACTGCGAAATATCTATAGGCCGCAAGAAAGGTAGAGTAAAACCCATTTCAATAGGCAGTGGAGGGGCTAAGAATTATAGTGCTAGAAAATTAAAAGAAGAATTGAAAAAAACTTATTGGTCTGCCGCACGCAGCGATGCATCCTTTGAGGCTTGGGCAAGGGGACGTAAAAAAAGATCTAATAATTGGGAAGATAAGTATAAATGAAGAGAAGAAATTATGTGGCGAAATACGCCGGTAAATTTAATAGGGCTAATATTCATCGTGATCGTAAGAAGTTTTACAAGAAAATTAAGCACAAGGTCTTGACAGCCAGTGCCGATGATGTTACGATGGACCCGCAATCAACCAGCAAAGGAGAAAATTGATATGCCAATACTTGAAGGAACTGCTTATTGGGCCTCGGTAACAACCCCCAACGTGAACTATGAACCAGTATATACAGTCAATCTCATTGTAGATTCTGAAGTCGCTAGTGATTTCGAGGATCGTGGATTCACTGTTAAGCAAATGAATGAGGGACCAGCAGTCGTAATTAAACGTAAGGTTAATGGCCCTAACGGAATGGTTCGTAGAGCACCTCGGCTCTTGGATCGTAAAAAAGATTCTATTGATATTAGGATTGGTAATGGTTCAAAGGTTAAGGTGCAATACAAAGAATGGGAATCAGTATATCGTGGTCAGACTTTTAAGGGATTAGACTTCATGGCTATGCAAGTTCTAGCCCTAGTAGAATACAATGGCGGGGGTGGTGATGAGTTTGATATTGAAGATGATGATGATGATAATGATAATGAGGAGCTTACTGAACTATGAGTGAAGAAGCGACGTGGACATATACCAATGAGGTTGGACGCTATGATGTTGCCCTCTTAAGTGGCTCAGGGAAGGAAGCATTTAATCTTCTTCTTGAAGTGAATGATGAAATCCAAACATTTAGGAAACGGACGGCTGTTTTGCAGGCAGCGGCAGTACAATTAAATAGTGTCATCCAAGATGGATTGACTGAAGAAGCTTTAATTGAAGCCACAGTGATCGACGATAATGATGATGAGGTTTTAAAAACCAAGGAGAACTAATGCCTTTTGTAAGATACCAACTCCCTTGTCCTCTCTGCGGAGGCAGTGATCCTGTCTCCGTAGATGAGAAGGGACACGCATATTGTTTTAGTTGTAATACCTACATAAAGGACTACGATAAAGGAGATTCTGAAGTAGCAGATTTTAAAACTTATAAAAGAAATTCAATGAACACATCCACTGAAGGTGAATTTGTAGAACTGAGTGACCGAGGAATAAGCCTAAACACGGCTAAAAAATACGGTGTAAAGGCAGTTCTTGATTCGAGCGGCAACCCAACCCAACATATGTATCCTTATTATATTGCCAACGAAGTTACTGGTACAAAGATACGGAAACCCGATAAAGCTTTTTCTTGGGTAGGATCAAACAGAGGTACAGGATTATTTGGTCAGCAATTGTTTCAGGATGGCGGCAAGTTTGTTACAATCACTGAAGGTGAGTGTGATGCTATGGCGGCATATGAAATACTTGGATCGAAGTGGCCTGTAGTCTCTCTGAAAAATGGTGCCTCTAGTGCCATTAAAGATGTTAAAGAGAACCTAGAATTTCTAGAGAAATTTGATTGTGTTGTTATCAGTTTCGATAATGACAAACCTGGAAAAGAGGCCGCACGAAGAGTGGCTAGAATACTACGTCCAGGGAAGGCAAAGATTCTAACTTTACCAGAAGATTTTAAAGACGCTAATGATGTATTAAAGCAGGGCCTACATCAAACTTATGTGACTTCTTGGTGGGCCGCTAAACTTTATACACCTTCAGGCGTGTTAAATATATCTGAGTACAAGGATAAGTATCACAGCCGTCCAAAGAAAGAATCAATTCCCTATCCTTGGAAGGGCCTCAATGAAAAAATTTATGGTCTGCGACAAGGGGAATTAGTAACTCTTACTGGCGGTACAGGCTTAGGTAAGTCAAGTATTACTAGAGAGTTAGAACACTGGCTTATTATGAATACAGAGGACAACGTAGGTATCCTGGCCCTTGAAGAGGATTGGCATCGTACTGCGGATGGAGTCATGTCTATTGAGGCTAACGCTCGCCTTTATATAGATGAAGTTAGAGAAGGTTACTCCAGAGAGCAGCTCGATGAATACTTTGATAAACTGTATAGCGGTAAGAATAAAAATCGCATGTGGATTCATGCTCACTTCGGAGCACATAATCTCGATGAGATATTTGCCAAGCTAAGGTTTATGATTATTGGTTGCAACTGTAAGTGGATGGTGCTAGATCATTTGCATATGCTAGTATCTTCTTTAGCAGAAGGGGATGAGCGTCGCACCATTGATAATATAATGACTCGGCTCCGTAGCTTGGTTGAAGAGACAGGGGCAGGTCTTATTCTAGTGTCTCATTTGCGCCGTACTGTCGGTGACAAGGGACATGAGAATGGCTCCACTGTCAGCCTGAGCCATTTGCGAGGATCTCAAAGCATAGCACAGCTATCCGATTGCGTGCTTGCTCTTGAAAGAAATCCACAGGCTGAAGATTCTATTGAGGCCAATACCACCCACTTGCGAGTGTTAAAATCAAGATATACTGGTGACGTGGGGATGGCAACACACTTGCTATACGATAGCGAGACAGGAAGGTTATCTGAAGTTAGCCTCGATCCAGATGAATTCAACGCAGAGGAGGAGAGTATCGCATGGTAAATTTAGTATTTGATATTGAAACAGATGCTTTAGATGCTACTAAAATATGGTGCGTTGCTGCTTATGATATTGATAAGGAGAAGATGTATGTTTATGGGCCAGAAGAAATTGATGAGGGCATAGCCTTTCTAGATGGTGCTGATAAATTAATAGGCCATAATATAATTGGCTTTGACATACCAGTTATAAAGAAGTTGGCTGGCCCTGATCTTGGGACTAAACAAATATCCGATACCCTAGTTCTTTCACGATTATTTAATCCTACGCGAGAAGGTAATCATAGTCTCGCATCGTGGGGCTATCGCTTAGGCTTTAATAAAATTGAATTTACTGCCTTCGATGAGTTCTCAGAAGAAATGCTCCCTTACTGTGAGAACGATGTGATGCTTACATTTAAAGTGTACGAACGCTTAAAGAAAGAAAGCAGAGGATTTTCTAGTAAGTCGGTATCTCTTGAACACTCTATGGCTTGGGCCTTAGCCGAGCAACGAGAACATGGCTTTCTTATTGATGAGCAGAAAGCTTCAATACTAATGGCTCAACTACAAGAGAGGCTTCTTGAGCTAGAGAAAGAAGTCCACAAAGAATTCAAGCCACACAAACAAACCTACGTTCTGCGAGCTATACATACTGCAAGCGGTAGTATTTCTAAGCTTGCAAAATCAAGAGAGCTAGGAAAGAAATTCAGGCTGTCTTCAGAAGAACATGAAGAAATAAAACAAAGCAATAAGATTGAACGGGTGATCGAAACGGAATTTAATTTAGGTTCTAGAAAGCAGATTGGACAATATCTTCGAGACTTTGGATGGACGCCAAAGAAATTCACGCCTACTGGTCAACCCATAGTTGATGAAGGGACATTAAATAAGATAAAAGATATACCTCAAGCACAGCTTATTGCTGAATATCTAATGCTACAGAAACGCATTGCTCAAGTAAGATCTTGGTTAGAAGAGGTTCAAGATGATGGAAGAGTGCGTGGTTTTGTTAATCCCAATGGGACTATTACTGGCCGCATGACACACTCTAATCCTAATATGGCACAGATACCTAGTGTTAAGTCTGCATATGGCGAAGAGTGTAGAGCTTGTTGGACAGTCCCTCAAGGATATAAATTAATTGGTATTGATGCGAGCGGCCTTGAATTAAGAATGCTTGCGCACTATATGGGAGATGAAGAATTTACAAATGAAATACTCAACGGAGACATACACACATCTAACCAACACAATGCAGGACTTAAATCAAGAGATCAGGCGAAGACTTTCATATATGCCCTCATATACGGAGCAGGAGATGCAAAACTTGGGACAGTGGTTGGCGGAAACAAAAAAGATGGTAGAGAACTTAGAGAACATTTCTTCTCTAGTCTACCAGCATTTGCATCTCTTAGAAATAAGGTATCAAGAGCTTCGTCAAGAGGATACCTCAAAGGGTTAGACGGCAGGAAAATATCAATCAGATCAGAACACTCAGCCTTAAATAGTTTATTACAAAGTGCTGGTGCCATAGTAATGAAAGAAGCTTTAGATATATTTAGAATATATGTTAATGGTCACAATTTAAGTGCACACGTTGTAGCGAATGTGCATGACGAATGGCAGGTCGAAGCGAAAGATTCTTTAACTGATACTGTAGGCGCATATGGTGTCAAATCAATAATAGAGGCAGGCACAAATTTAAATCTTAACTGCCCCCTAGACGGGGAATATAAAATAGGAGATAACTGGAGTGAAACACACTAATGAACCAATGAGCAGCGACCAAGAAAGGGAGGCAAGCCCGACCAGGAAGGGAGACTTAGCAGAGTACTATGCTGTAACTTGGCTATGGGATAATGGCTACGAAGTATTTAAAAACGCAGGCGGTAGTGGCTCTGTTGATATGATTGCTGTAGATAAAAAGGGCGAGATAACTTTAATAGATGTTAAAACTGCGGTGCGAGATAAACGCCGTCCCGGTCCAGGCACCAGTCGGAATGGTAGAACAGCCAAACAAGTAGCTCTTGGCGTTAAAATTTTATTGTTTATACCCGACACCCGAAAACTTAGATTTGTGGAGCACAGAGAATAATGAAGAATTTAGATACACTAGTAGCTGATATATACACTAGTCTTGAACCTCTTTCTAGAAATAAACCATTAGACATTACTGATGAAGAAATAGAAAGTACTGGAGAGAAGATAAAAGAAGCATTGCGTCAGTGGGCTAGGCCCTCAGAACGTAACGCTTCTTTTAATATAAGAATGTCAAATTTAGGCAGGCCCTCAAGACAATTATGGTTTGAAAAACAGTATGGTAAAGAAGTAACTTTAGAGCCTTCCCTTCTAATTCGCTTTTTGTATGGGCATCTTCTTGAAGAAGTTGTTCTTATGCTTGCTCGATTATCTGGACACTCAGTTACTGATGAGCAGAAAGAAGTCTCTGTTGCTGGTATAAAGGGCCATATAGATTGCAAGATTGATGGTGAAGTAGTCGATGTTAAGACAGCATCCCGTATGTCATTTAATAAATTCGAGAATGGCAGTGTTGCAGAAGATGATCCATTTGGCTATATTGCACAGCTTGCATCCTATGAGGAATCTGAGGGGACTGACAACGGAGGCTTTTTAGTTATATCAAAAGAGAGCGGAGAGCTGTGCCTTTATCAACCCGAAGACTTAGATAAACCGAATATTAAAGCAAGAATAAAGGAGTTAAAAACTGAACTCTCTCTTGATAAACCCCCTGAGCTGTGCTATACTCCTGTCAAAGAAGGCAAGAAAGGTAATTTAAAACTCCCTCGGCAGTGCTTCTATTGTGATTTTAAGTTTAAGTGCCACAAGGATTCTAATAATGGAAAGGGCCTACGAACTTTTAAGTACGCTAGAGGTCCAGTATATTTTACTAAAGTTGTAGCTGCCCCACGAGTAGAGGAAGTATTATGAATCAAAAAACCATGAAGGAGATAAATAGACACTCAAAGAAACTTTTAGTGGGCTGGCTCCAGTCTCTATTATCTGAAGAAGAGGCAGCTAAAATAAATACAGGTAATATCCTTCAGTTTATCCCTGATCAAACACATTTCTATGCCAATCAGCGCCTAAGTCTAAGTGCTTATTCTCCTAAGTGGATAAAGAAATATATTAAACTTATTAAAAGGAAGAATAAAAATATAAATATTTCTGATATTTCATTACAAGATATTATGAGTGCTGCTGATGCCTACTAAGAAAGGATATAGAAAGAAGCGAGTAAAACGGCCTATTGAGAAAGACCTTATTAAAGGATATGATTCAAATTGGGAATACATTTTACACAGCGGCTTACTCAAAGAGTGGCAGCATCATGGAGATACTGTAGATTATATCGTTGAGCATAAATATCACCCTGACTTTATTAAGGAGATTGATGGTAAAACAATTTTACTGGAATCCAAAGGGAGGTTTTGGGACTATCAAGAATATAATAAATATGTCTGGATAAAAAAGATATTACCCGAAAGCATGGAGCTAGTCTTTTTATTCGCTAACCCCAATGCAGCGATGCCACAAGCAAAGCGTCGCAAAGACGGGACCAAAAGATCTCATGGGGAGTGGGCCTGGGGCAATAAATTTAGATGGTTCTCTGAGGAGAGCCTACCGAGTAGTTGGATAGATGAGACTTATCGCAAAAGTGAAGAACACTTAAGGAGAAAATATGATTAGTATTAATGATGCAACCCCAGAGGAATGGGATGATGCTGCCAGAAAATTTAATAAGCTTCAAACTGATGGCCTGGAAGAATATAATAATGTGAACCATCCAGCCCACTACAATCAGGGGCAGACTGAATGTATAGATGCCATTGAAGCTATGTTATCTATTGAAGAATACATAGGTTATCTTCGAGGCAACTCAATGAAATATCGATGGCGCTTTCGATATAAGAATGGACTTGAAGATCTTAATAAGGCGCAATGGTACGAGAAAAGACTTACGCAGTTTATGGAGAAACACAATGTCTTGGGATCGAAAATCTGATAGGAGGGACCAGTACATGAAGCGGAAAAAATCCAAAAGTAATTCTAAAAGTAAGCGGCACCATAAGCGCCAAAAAGAAGAATTGAAATATGAAGGAGACTTAAAAGAAGATGATTAAGGAGGGCATTCAGGAATACTTAGGTATAAGAATAGATTATTCTGACGATAAAAAGCTCAGTAAATTTAGTTTAGAAACTTTAAAAGATAGATATTTTTGGGGGAATGAGACACATGCTCAAGAAGCTTTCGCGAGGGCTAGTGCTTTTGGTGCTACTTATAAAGGAATTACTGATTACGATCTTGCACAGCGACTTTACGATTACGCAAATAATAACTGGTTCATGTTTAGCACTCCTATACTTAGTAACGGGGGAACCACTCGTGGCCTACCTATTAGCTGCTTCCTTAATTTTGTTCCTGATTCCAGGCGTGGGCTATCTGATCACTATGATGAGAACATTTGGTTGGCAAGCGCAGGTGGTGGCATCGGTGGATATTGGGGTGCTGTGCGGAGTAATGGTGTGGCTACTTCTAATTATAGCCGTTCTACTGGATCTATCCCATTCATGCATGTCGTAGACTCTCAGATGCTCGCCTTCAATCAAGGGGTCACTCGTAGAGGAAGCTATGCAGCATATATGGATATATCTCATCCAGAGATTGAAGAGTTTATAGGGATGCGGAAGTCAACAGGAGGAGATCTAAATCGTAAATGTTTAAACCTTCACAATGCTGTTAATATAACTAATGAATTTTTGGAGGCCGTGCAGGAAAATGGGGATTGGAGACTGATAGATCCTAAAACTAATGAGGCTTCAAAGACAGTCAGTGCAAGGGAACTTTGGTGGCACCTAATACATACTCGTGCAGAAACTGGTGAACCTTATATTATCAATATTGATAAGTGTAATGAGGCAATGCCAGAGGAGCAGAAAAGATTAGGGTTACGAATTAATCAAAGCAATCTTTGTTCAGAGATTACTTTGCCTACAAGCGAAGAAAGAACAGCGGTCTGCTGCCTCTCTAGTGTAAATTTAGAATACTTTGATGCTTGGTCTAAGGATGATCTTTTCATTAAAGATTTAATAACTATGCTTGATAATGTCTTAGAACATTTCATTGAGGATATTGTTGATACAGATAATTTAAAGGAGTACAGTGCGAATTTTAAAAGGTTTAAAAGTTATGTCAAAGAAGATAAAGAGGGCCTTCTCAAAGCCGCTTATTCAGCGTATAGAGAACGCTCAATTGGTCTTGGAGCAATGGGGTATCATAGCTACTTACAGAGTCATGGTATATGTTTTGAAGGAGTACTCGCCGCAAGCTTTAATCACAGAGCTTTCTCAACGATCAGCAACAAGGCAAGGGAAGCTACTTTGGCATTGGGCGAGAATAGGGGTGAGGCCCCCGATATGGCTGGGAGTTCTAGGCGTAACGCTAATCTACTGGCTGTTGCTCCTAATGCTTCTTCTTCCATTATATGTGGTGGAACGAGTCCTTCTATTGAGCCAACGAGGGCTAACGTATTCACGCACAAAACATTAAGCGGATCTTATAAGGTGAAGAATAAATTCTTAGAGAAGCTATTGAAATCTAAGAAAATGAATACAAAAGAAGTCTGGCAGGACATTGCAGCACACGAGGGATCGGTGCAACACTTAGAATATTTAACAGAAGAAGAGAAGGAGTTGTTTAAGACAGCCCCAGAAATAAATCAAATATGGATAATAGAACATGCATATAATAGACAGCAGTATATATGTCAAAGTCAGAGCGTGAATCTTTTCTTTGTTCCTCCAAAAGCAGCAGAGTCTCAGGATGTACACAATGAGTATCTCCAATATGTACACGATGTTCATTGGGCAGGCGCTAATAAATTAAAATCTATGTATTATTTACGCTCGGCAGCAGCAAGAGGGGTAGAAAATGTTAACATACGGATACCAAGAATTAATCTGGAGGATATGGAGTGTTTGAGTTGTGAAGGGTAATTTTAAAAGACTAAGAGAACTTGTGAGGGGCCATAAACTTGAACAGGAGGACGAAAGAATTGAATTAAAAATGTACAAAGTTCGTTGGATATGGTATCATACTATATTAGCAGCAGAACTATTTGCAGTATTTTTAGTTCTATTAGGAATTTATATAAAGTTATAACAGGCGGCTACAATGAAAACTAATATTCGCAAATGGGGAAACTCTGCAGGAACCATTATCCCAGTGCCTATGCTTGATGCAGCCGGGATTGCACTGGGAGACAAAGTCAATATTGAGGCTAGGGCAGGGACGTTGGTAATGACATTGGTCGATGAGCCCATGACATTAGAGGATCTTTTAGCTGACAGTCCAAAAAAGAGCTTTAGGATACTTGAAGAAGATCAGGATTGGATAGATGCCAAGCCCAGTGGTCGCGAAATCTAATGGGTAGATATGTGCCCGATAAAGGCGATATTGTACTACTAGATTTTGACCCTAGCGCAGGCAAAGAAATAATCAAACGACGGCCTGCTCTTGTTATATCAAGACAGTCCTTTAATGACCATACTGGCTTCTCGATAGTTGCTCCCATTACTAATACCGTCCGTGGTATGGCGCTGGAGATACCGCTGCGGGGAACAGCTACCAATGGTGTGGTATTAATGTACCAATTGCGATCCTTGGATGTTGCAAGTCGAAATGTTAGTTTTGTTGAAAAGGCCCCAACATCGATCATTAACAAGGCAACGGAAATAGCGATAACTGTTATTCGTTAACAGCGCTACTTGCGATTATGTCCTCGCGTGAATTTTAGGTAGCTGGTGTTAGCGTGTCTTTAAGACAAATAGGCTGCAATAAAGGATGCGCGAAAGCTAGTATCGTCCGGATTGAAAGCTAAAGCGCAGCAACTATTAACGATTCTCCAATCTGATCCATGGCAAAATCCACCGCCTTACGAAAAGCTGGTGGGTGACTTAAGTGGCGCTTATTCACGAAGAATTAACATTCAGCATCGGCTGGTCTATCAGGTTTTAGAGGCGCAAAAAGCAGTCAAGATATTACGGCTGTGGACTCATTACGAGTAGTTAGTTTTGAAGTTGATATGTTTTTCTAATCATCAGGTGGCTAGGAGATGATAGGTGCTGCTATGAACTTCTGTAAGCATCTGAACTGACCAATAGTTCTTTAATGTTTCATATAATTGACATTATTATATTTATGTATATTATATGAAGCATTATGAAGAAAAAAATAGAAAAAATATCAGATGACGCGGTTAGTCAGCTCGCCGACATTGGGCAGTTGATAATGCAGCACCGTAAGTCATTCAAGATCACGGCAAATGCAGCCGCCGAGACAGCGGGCATATCTCGGGTGACACTGCATCGTATTGAGAAGGGTGAGCCCACCGTGAGCATGGGTGCCTACCTAAATGTCATCAGCGCTCTAGATTTGAGTCTGCACCTGTCTGCAAAAACTGATATAGAGAATACAGCTAATGCAGACAGCGTAGGCAAGCTGCCGGTTCGTATATCGCTCTCAGACTACCCCCAGTTAAAAGAGCTGGCATGGCATGTGCGGGGGGTCGATGAATTATCTCTTGTTGAGGCCCACTCAATCTATGAGCGTAACAAGCGCTTCTTGGATATCGAAAATCTTAGCGACAGTGAGCAGGAGCTTATCGAGCTACTTGGAGTCGCGTTTGAGGGAGCGGTGTCTTGATGTTTAACCGTCCACATCATCAACGAATAGCAAAAGTACTTGAGTCGCTGGATGCGGATTTACTTAAGCAGCATGGCTGTCTTTTTGCTGGGGGCACGGCAATCGCTCTGCGATATGGTGAGTATCGTGAATCGGTTGATATAGATTTTTTGGTGTCGGACTTGGCCTCATATCGACATCTGCGGAATCTAGTCCGTGAGCAGGGCCTTCAAGCGCTAATGAGAAGTACCGATGCCGGCCAGCTTCAAACGTCGGATATTCGCAGTGACCAGTACGGTATCCGAACCAAAGTATTTGTCCAAGGAAAGCCGATTAAGTTTGAGATTGTCCTTGAAGGGCGGATTGCGCTAGCAAACCCTAGAAAGAAAGATAGCATTGCAGGGGTCGCCACTTTAACTAGGTTAGATATGGCTGCAAGTAAGCTACTCGCCAATTCTGATCGAGGCCTGGATATGGGAATGCATTGCCGAGATGTAATAGACCTTGCCATGCTTAATCTTAGCAAGACAGAATTTTTCGAGGCGGCCACAAAATCTAAAGCAGCCTATGGTGAAGCAATCTTAATAGATCTTTCCAAGGTGATTGATAGGTTAGGTGAGGCGAATGGACTGCTTGAGCGTTGCATGAAGGCTATGGATATTTCAGTCCCTCGGGCGCTTCTTTGGCAGAATATTAGCAAAGTGAAAAGCTTTATAGCGGATGGAATGCCTAGGTGATGATAAAGGCTATTATCGGCTATTAGAAATAAAAAAGAAGATTCAATGTTAGACATGCAAACCTTTAAGGCCGTTATAGAAAATACACCTTTAGTGTCTATAGATCTGTGCTTAATCTGTAATGGTCAAATCCTCCTCGGTAAGCGAAGTAATGAGCCGCTAAAAGGAAGATGGTTTACCCCGGGCGGACGAATACATAAAAATGAAACCTGGCAGGACGCACTGCTTAGGATTGCTGAAGCGGAATTAGGGTTAAGTGGCATCGCGGTAGAGGGTTTTTCTTTAATGGGTATGTGGGATCATTTTTATAGCAATAGTGCCCTTGATCAAAACACATCAACTCATTATGTGAACCTGCCCCACTATGCAGAGTTTAAATCTAAACCTGAAATAACCTTAGATGATCAGCATGGTGAGTTTGAGTGGTTTGATCTATCCGTGGTGGCTGATGATGAAAAATTCCGCCTATATATGCGCAACTATGCGGTTTGGTTATTAAAAAAATGGACGATATATGATTCACGCAGTCGTTATGGCGGGTGGCTCAGGCACACGCCTATGGCCTCTATCTCGAGCCGCACATCCCAAACAATTTTTAGCCCTTCACGGTGACGACACCATGCTGCAGGCTACATTAAAATGGCTTGATGGCTTGGATATCCACTCCTCAGCCACAATATGTAATGAGGAGCACCGCTTCTTTGTGGCTGAGCAGCTTCGTGAAATTGACAAGTTAGACTCAATTATTCTAGAGCCTGTGGGCCGTAACACTGCGCCCGGAATTGCACTTGCCGCACTTTCATCGCCAGAGGGTGAGGACCCTTTGTTGCTGGTTCTAGCGGCTGATCATGTGATTCAAGATGTAGCGGCATTCACCAAGACGGTAATGAATGCAATCCCCTTAGCAGAAGCTGGCAAGCTCGTCACCTTCGGTATCGTAGCTCATGAGCCGAATATAGGTTATGGCTATATAAAGAAGGGTAAATCTCAGGGTCCTGGATTTGCTGTCGATGCGTTTGTAGAAAAGCCCTCTAGTGAAGTCGCAAAAGAGTACCTTGAATCAGGTGACTACTTCTGGAACAGTGGTATG